GGCTGTAAGCAAAGCAATCGTATCAGTTGACGGTGTGTAGGTTTTTGGTGCTCTTTCAATACGAAATGAGCAATTTCCATCGCCGGGAGCAGAATCTAAGGTAATGGCTCCAACAGCCACAGAGGCAATTGTGTAAGTGCCATCAACGGTAGCTCCTGTACCATTAGAGATAACGACAACCATATCCTCTGGTAAAACAGCTAAAGCCGTCCAATCAGTATATGTGGCTGAGTCAAATGCTGTACCACTTACTGTTCCGTCCGCTCCACTAGCCTGCAAATCGCCATAGTCAGCAATGTATAATACTTGTCCGCTCTGTACGGCTTGGAGTAATGTATCGTCCCGTAAAGTTAAATCTGATGTTACGGCTGTCATTCGGCCATAAGTAGACTCTTTATACAAGGCCCCATCAGCAGAAGCGTATAGCACACTACGGTTTATCGACACTGTTCCTGTCGAATAATACTGCACTCGGAATGTATTTGCAAGGCATAGTCCGCCATCAACGGTACACTCCATGCCAAGGCCGACCAATGTACCACTATGAGCATCAACCGTTCCAGACATGATTGCTACGCCGTGCCAATATACAGTCACAGTAGTTCCACTGACTGTTGCCGATAACCAACCTGGTTTTAAGGCATCGGTTGCACTAGCCGTATCGACGACTGTTTCAACACTACCAGAATAAGATTTTAATGAGGCCGTATAGGCGCCTGTAGAACCTGTTTGAACAACTTCAATTAAAACGCCATCCGTGGCGTAAGCCGGAGTAGTATTATCTAGTCGCAAATAAAGCCGATACGCTCCGTGCCACGCACCAGCCCAAGGCACTAGGTAGACTTCGACTGTGTAAGACTCAGATGTGTCAATGGGCAACGAATCAAGAACGACTTCACCTTCAGCAATAGACGTATCGACACTAGCAATTGCAGATGGAAGAATGCTCGGCACATTAGTTGCCCAGCTTGCCTGCGTCCATGCTTCAGAAAGGGAAGCACCTGAGAAGTTATCGCTGAAAATCGTGAATGAATCGCCCAATGCTAGCGTCATCGGGGCCAGCATTCGGACCTCGCCGCCCAGGTCATCTTGGTGAGATTCTACTAACCCTGGTCGGCTACCGCCACGTTCTCTGCCTTCAATTGATTCCCGCAGGCGGCAATTTAGCGTACTTGGTGAGGTGAATGGAGGCTGTGACTGGTAGCTTGCCTTGCGGTCAAGCCCGCCTAGCGGGAACTGCAAGTCTACTCGTTTTCGTTTAGACGCCATGTTGAAAGTTCACCTTTCAGGTCTATAAAAATAGCCAAGCGAGCAGACGCCACATGCTAGTTAGTGACCGGCCATGTGACTAGCGGCGAATCCCTGCCGCAATTGGGATTAAAGAATCCGCTCGCTTGGCTCAAGTGTCTAATTCAGACAAAATTTTTCGTACAAGCTAAACTGGTCCTGAACCAGTTTATTATCTTTATCAAGTCTCATCAGCGACTCAATAATGATGTCTGTGGCCTTTTCGCCAAGTTCGACATCTTTCATCGGATCGCTATCCCATAGAAAGCGTTGACCTTCTTGACGAAAGTTAATCTGCTTGATCTCATCTTCATCAAGACCAAGAGATTCCCGCAGCTTCCGCACGATTTTCAAGGTTGCAAAGTTACCCTGCTCTGGAAAAATTTGCAACAAATTGATACGTTCAGGAATACTAAGTTGCATTTTCTCTCTCCTGCTACTGTTAAAAATACCCTAGAGCATGATACCCATTATACCATACTCTAGGGTAATTGTCAAGCTACAACTTAGGCTGCATCGTCCAGGCTATTGCACACAGCGTACACCACGCGAACTCGAACATCCTCGCTACCAGTGAATTTCTCGGTCGAAGCCGTATTGCCGTCTGCCTGCAAAGCAAACAGTGCAATGGTTTCGCCAGCATTCACGGCCCAATCAGGAACGGTGTCAATCTTGGCATTCTTGGTGATCGCAGACGTATTTCCATACTTGTCTTCGTCACCGCCGCTGACGCCCAGGCCGACCAGTGCGAACAAATTATCACCAGTCCCATCGCCTGTAATAGCGTCTTCAAGATTCACTTGAGCAGACAAGATCACGGCCCCAGCAGGAACCGCCAATGTAGTATTCGTAAATACAGCATTAGTCAGGGTAATGGTTTCGTCATAAACCTTGATCTCCAAGCCTTCGGTGGCCGTAGCACCTATTCGAGCCACCACAGCCGGAGTAGCAGCACCAGCAGTAAGAGACACAGCCCCATCAGACGTAACATTCCGAAGAGTTGCCAAGTCGCGGCTAGCATCTACCACAGCGGCCTTACTCGCGGTCACCGTACCGGCAGTAACACCGTCCAGAACGTCAACCTCGGCAAGCGACAGAGCCGCAGTCGAGAGAGCAGCATAGCCGGACAATGCAGGCAACGTAATCGTCTTGGTAGACGTATCGTTTGCCGCATTGGTAAGAATAACTCCGTTGTCATCAGTATTGTCTGCACACTGGATGGTCAACTTGCCCTTCGCGGCCGTAGTTGGATACACATCAACCGTCCCAGCCGTGCCACTTGCCCCAGCGTCCAGATTAACACAATCCAGATTGTTGAAGTCCCCAATGTCAAGGCTACCATCCACAACAACAGCCTTGCTGGCCGCAACTGTGCCCGGAGTTACCGCATCCAGAACATCAACTTCCGCCAGCGTCAAAGCTGCCGTAGAGAGGGCCGCATAACCAGTCAGAGCCGGAAGAGTGACGGTCTTGGCACCAGTATCATTCGCGGCATGAGTCAAGATCACACCGTTGTCGTCAGTATTATCAGCCGCCTGAATGGTAAAGGAACCCTTAGCAGTGGTGAGTGGATAAACCCGAACCTTATCCAAACCATTTGCATCCGTGGCGTTGCGACCAACCGTAAGGCTTTGATCGGAAGCATCCACTCGCAGGGCTTCTGTCACCGTGCCAGCCAGCATGGTGCTAACCACAATGTCGCCGTCCTCGCTACCATCTGTAATCGTAGTGGAAATAGCATCAATGCTAGCCCATTCCTCATAAGTCGATGTGCCAGTTGCGTTTTCCAACTTCAAGCTGATACCAACGCCATCACCAGCCGTCGCATTGTTGTCACTGGATGAGTGACCCACAACCAGGGCATTGACAACGCCATCTGTAGTGTCATCATTCGCAGCCGTCACAGTAGCAGCACCAATAGTGCCAAACGTAGCAATATTCTTGCTGGCATCAACAACCACCGGCTTACTTGCTGTCACCGTCCCAGGAGTAACACTGGCTCCTAGAGTGACAGTAACCACACCACTGGAACTCATGGTGGCATCACCACTCATGGTCGCCGCGACGTTCCCACCAGCCGATCCCAGAACAAAGTAACCGCTTGTTAGCGGTTCAATCATCTCAACTTCAATGGCACCAGTCGCAATAGTAATCACGCCGTCATCATTTAGCAAAGCATCTCCCGACAAGGCAACTTCCAAGTTACCAGTCGCACTGCCAATGATAATTTTGTCTTCAGCCAGCGTCTTAAGTTTGGCAAGTGTAACACTGGCGTCCGTAATCATAGCGGTCTCGACGGAATCTGCGGCCAGTGTTAGAGCACCTGTAGAGGCTAGGGTCGCGTCTCCCGAAATTGTGACTTCCTCATAGCTATCCCCATCGGCCACCAAGACCTTACCAGCCGTGTAGGCCAGAGCACCAGAAATGTCAGTAAGGCTGTCCAATGTCGTACCACCGGCACCGCCAGCAATAGCATTGAAGTCGCAGGCGGTTTCGTCGCCCTCATTGATATAGAAGGCGGTGCCGGACCCGCCGTCTGTGTGATGAAACACACAGCCTGTACGATAACCAGCGTCGCCGTCCGTCGGTACAGTCGCACCAGAAGCACGAAGATAGCCGTACTCCTTTTCAGGTGCCTTAACTTTAATTAGGTCACAAATTCTTGGCTGCATTTCATGTTCCTCCCAACAGAGTGTTAATAGTCTATAGTAGAATGCACGTACTAGAGACTACGAAAAGAAAAAAGATTAACCTTCTTGATATGTCCCAGTAGCTCCGTTTCCAATAACATAGATGGCTTCGCGGGCCAGGTGGTCCGCCAAAACCACGCTATCACCACTCTTGAGCAACTGGAGTCCTTCGCCTGCCACAGCAGCTTCACCAATTCCCAGCGCCGCTGTCGTATCGTTCGTATGCTGAATCACCAGTTTTCCACGATTATAGTTTGCTGCGACCAGCAACGCACTAGCACCTGTGCCTGTAAAATTACCTTTTGCCATGATTACTCCTTATAAGATAATAGTAGAGCTACCGCCGCCGCTATTATCCGTAACTAGTGTTGCAACATTTGTTTCTGTTAAGCGTACTCGTGGCGTAACCGTAACGTCTACGTCTGTATCATTTGTGTTATTACTGGATAACGTAGCCGTAATCGCATTACCACTTGCAACAGAAATCGGACCCGACCTCAAGGCAGATCGAAGAACACCAGCGTCCTTGGCCACGGAGGCACTACCTCCGCCAGTCGTACAGCCATTCACGGTGACTGTGAGTGCCAATGTAGCCGCATTTGTGTGCAAATTTTTAACACCATCGCCAATACGTATATCCAATTCATATTCGCCATCCGCCGCAGCCGTTTTGTTATAAATTGCCCCAACTGTGAACAAATTATAATCGCTATTTTGAGATTCAATTGCCATGCTACACTCCTGCAATAGGGATCAGGGTACGTTTTATTGTTGGTTGAATGAGGCGTTGATGTGGCTGTGCCTCTGCACTCCCTTTTCCAAAATTATACTGTGCCTGAATCTTCCAGTCGTCCCACACCTCATCCGCAATTCGCACGTCCTCGACAAGTCCAGGAAAACAATACGACGTGTTGAGGCTGGATTGAACGCCAAGTGCAAAGTGGGCGACACTAGACGAATTCGGATTTGTCGTCCCCGACGCAACGGCAGTGTTCAAATAGACGGCAAGCGTCGCACTCCCATCCCATGTTGCAGCCAGGTGATACCACGTTCCGTTTACGGTCGCTTCGCTTGCCTTAATGTACGTGCTTCCGTTCCAAAGCCCAACGGACACGACATTGCTGACGTGTCTGATGGCGATACGATTATTCGACGCGATAGAGTTGGTTAAAATATTGCTATCGCTGGTTCCCGATGTGCGATTGAACCACAATGAAAACGACCACGGCAGACTCTTGGATAGTTGGGAGATAGGTGCCTCCCGCCACAGATACGCCGTCGATCCGTTTAGCGACACAGCACTGCCGATCTTTCCTGTAGTGTAAGTCGCATTCACGCCTGTCAAATTCAAACCGTTGCCAGAAGCGTCAGTGGAATCCCCATTAAGTTTGTACCAAGCCAACAGGGCCATTATTGCTTTACTCCCATCCCTGGTTGCTGTAGAGGCGACCTGCCCAACAAAACATTCATCAAATTCATAATACCCGTCCCATAGGGCTGGGCTTGCTGCATTAGCGTCGGTTGTGGCTGCGGCGGTACAGCCGTAGCCTGTTGTCGTAAACGAGCATTGATAAAGGCATCAATTTCAGCCCGCGTCATGTTCGGCTTATTGGCTGCCGGATTAGCAACAGATTTTCGTTTTGTTTTAGCCATTACATCCTCTGGTCCAGCAAAAGGTGACTTACCAGCAGACATCCTTGTACGTGCATGTGCAACAGCTTTACCGACAATTGCACTTGTTGGTTTTCCGCCAGCCAATAAGTAGTCAATCTCTTTTTGAGATAAAGTTGGAACAAGTGATGGTATCTCAGTTTCTTTCCCGTCAAAATTTACGCCGATAGATAATTCAGTCGAAACTTTTTTATCTGGCCGACTAAGGGTTCCGAGGTAGCCCGGACCTTTCTTTGTTCCATCTGCTCTTAGGCCCCAATCTTTATCAGCCATTATGTTATCGGATTTCCATCGTAAGTAATGGAATATTCTGTGCCACTATATCCGCGTCTAAACGTACCTTTCAATTCAGGTACGTTTCCCATCTGCCCATACTGGACTGCCCCTCGCTTCTTATCTCGCATGATTTGGTCCACAAGCAGCGATAAGAAATTCGCTGTATGAACCCCAGTCTCTTCATTTGCTCTCGACTCGGCCACAGCTAAGCATGATTCGATATAAAGCTCAGAGAGCTTCATTCCACCAAGTGGGTACGGATAACTGTCACTTAGCGTACCAGAATACGCTTCATACTCATAGCTCAGAGTCCAGGCGTCATCGGGTTCAGGATAAAACAAAACCTCTTGGCGCGAACCAGTAGTACGATCTTCAGTCTTGAATCGTGTAGCAAATTCTCTGGGGTATCCGCTTAGATTCTCAGATGCTCGGTGGGCTAAAATACGTCCAACTGAGACCTCTTGAATTGAAGTCTTAAATTCATCCTCTGGGTAGTAGAAGCAACCCACAATTCGGCCCACGTCATCTGGCAAATCATAATCACTTGTGCCGGAGGTAATTGCCAACGTAGTAGTAGGCCGAAGCCAGGACCACTCATAGCCAATCATGTCTTGCGGCAGATTGGGGATCGCCGGTGGGTAGTACACTCGTCGGACACCGCTTTGGACGTATTCGTCAATCTCGTTATTTTGGGCGGTGGACCAATTGCCAGAGGTAGAGCCATATCCAAGAAATCGACCAACAATTGCTGTTAGGTCAGAGTAACCCGTGCTTAGGCCGCTTTCTGCCATTAGCTTTCATATCCTTTATACTTGCTATACCCTGGAGCACACTCGGGGTTTTGTTTCGCTCGCCGACGCTCAGTACGACGCTTCTGAGTTTTGATAAACCTATGGTAGCCGCTTGTTCCTGCCCACTCACTAGGCATGTCGGCCTTCTCACCTTTCACCTTATCACGCATAGAGCCTCTAGTTGGACTCGAACCAACATCTGACGGATTACAAATCTGCCGCTTTGCCTGTTAAGCTACGAAGGCTAAAAGTGGGGATCGGATAGGATTCGTACCTACACTTTGTCCTGGTTTTAATCCCAGCGTCTCTAAATTGGACTACCGATCCCCACCTGCCCTTTAATTAACGGCTAAAGGGCCAAAACCAAAACTTACGGACAACGGATTGGAAGAGAGAGGAGCAATCCGTTGCCCGCTCCCTAACGGGAAATTACGCAATCGTACCACCGGAGTGACCAAGCTCAAACCAGTCACCACGCCATTCGAGAGTCAAATTCTCGGCTGTGGTGTCTGTAGTCCAAGTAGCCAAGGCCGTCCCGCCGTCATCCTGAATACCGTTCACAGTCACAACCACGTTATTGGTCGTCTGAGTACCAGCGGTGTAAAACCGTTTCTTTTGGCCCTCATACGTGCCGTCCGCAATTGTGAACGTAGCATCAGTCGCCGGAGTAGCAGCAGCAAAATGGGTCGTACCACCGACCATCATGGTCGAAGCACCACCAGCAGTCAGTGTCAATACCTCGCACAAACCCGAGGGAAGACCTGTCTGTAGCTTCGCCAAGCAGAGACCGGACGCCGATGACCGATCAATAGTCTGAGCCACAACAGCAGAGCCTTCGCCCTCCAGGCCGCCCAGGTTGAAGTAGCCAGCATAGTCACCGCCTGCCTCGCAAGTCGTCAAACCAACACCAACAGTGTTGCTGACCCGCGACAAGATATTGCACACGCTGCCGGGGGCGTAGATTGTCACGACTCGTCCGGTTGCGGGAACCGTATACCCTTGAGCCAGAACGCCAGCAAACCACCGGGCATTCAAAATCGAGGGAAGCTCGACCCGGTTATACCGTTCAGCCGAAGCGGCGGAAGCAGTCCCGTAGTCCCAATTATAACACACGCCTTGGCCTTCATACACTGTCTGTGCAGTCGAGCCATTGCCCTCAAACCACACGTCCAATTGCTTAACATTGCCAAGACTCTGAGGTCCATTCACTGAGCAATCCATGTTTATATTCTCCTTTCAATTCTTAGTTAAGTTAGACCTTGGCAAAAACGGCTTGCCGACGCAAGTTGGTACACACAAGCTCCAAGCTCGCATCCAAGTCCACACGACGCACAGTATGCTTGCCGGGGACCATGTACGGAGCAGTCATTTGCTCAGCCAGTCCAGGCAGCGTACCAAACGCCATCCATTGCCAGTCGATCATGTAGATCGGATCGCTCGAATCGTCGTTGAGATAGGGAACATAGATGAGGGGACTGCCCTTGAAGCGAGCACGACCACCCATACTGTCCAAATCCGACCCTAGATTCATGTTCTGCTTCTCAAGTTCTTCTTCAATCAGAACCATCGTATCCTTGTTACAGTAGATACCGTTGCCCATTTTGCCCAAGTCAGGCTGAGCATGAGAAAGCGGAGAACGGAAATTGATCGAGTAGCTACCAGTTCGCATCTTGCGAACAAGGTCTTCCTTGCTAATCGAAGCATAGTCGGCAAAGTAATTGCGCCAACGAGGATAAGCCGACGACAGGATATGCGCACGACCAATGGCCGAATAACCACTCGGATCATCGCCATAGAAGCCTTCCTCGCCATTCGAGCCTTTCACGATCCAGTAGGGTAGGCCGTGAATGCTCTTGGTGTCCGAAGCACTTGGAGAAGTCCAGCAAGCGGCCTCCAAGCCTTCCCACCACGAAATCTTCATTTCCGCAAGTTTCACCTGCACGTAATCCACAACCTTAGCCCGTCCACCCTGAAAAGCCGGATGCTTCTGGTCGTAGATATAGTGGGCATTCAGGTGCCGAGGCTCCATGTAGCCTTCGGTCAAGGTGTCAACCATCGTGGACGAATCAGTCTCATACATACCCACAGCCTTGAAGCTATGGTTGTGATCCATCTGGACAGTAAACTTCCAGCTATTTCCACCTTCAAACGCTTTCTTGCGCTTGCCCCAAAGCTCGCGCACGGCTACATGGTCGGTCAGATCGCTGGTCAAGTCGAGAAATGAGCCACGATTGATATATACATCTTGAACGGCCAAAACAGCATCGTCGATTTCGCTGTAATTCAAACCCGCCATAAGGAACTCCTTTCCTTTTAGATTCCTATTTAATCTGAAGTAGTCACGTAGAACTTCAGATAACTATTTCACTAAACAACTACATTTCATCATTTGTTGAAAACAAACGGCATTGCAGTCTAAGACATGCAGTTGATATTTTTATCTAGCAGGATAATCGTCTACTAGAACTTTCCTCCAAATTTGTGTTCAAGGGCTTGCAGGGCTTCCTCTTCTACACTCAGTTTAGCCTTACCCTTCATGCCGCTGCCACGCTGAATATGAGACTTACCGCGTTTGCCTAAAGCGGCACTGGTCTTCTTAGCCTTCGCCGCCGCTACTTCGTCGGCCAAGACGTATTTAGCGGAAACCTCAAACGCTTGGTCCCTGTCTTCTAATCCACCTTTTATCAACATGGCAGCGTAGTTAGCAATCGCATCTCGCCTGGTTAGCTGGGGACTCCCAGGCTCAAGGGCGTCCGTGCCCCCGACCCCGAGCACATCCTTGTAATCCTCACCCAAGCCCTTGACTTTGCTGTCAAACCAAGCCGTAACTTCACGCACAACAGCTTGCTGATTAACTTGCGAAGCCTCAGTCGTATATGTATTTAATTGTGCTTCGAGTTTTTTAGTATACTCATATTGCTTTTTGTTGGCTTCAAGCATAGCATTGTAAGATTTTACAACGTCAGTGTCATAGCCGTCGTCTTCACTAAGCGGCTTAACATCTGCATACGGGTCAACCACTTCCTCTTCTTTGATTTCCTCCTTCGGAGCAAACTGCGTAATAGAAGACCTGACAGCCTGAATTGCTCGTTGTAAAGATGCCTCTGACGGAAACAGCCTAGCATCTTCGAGCGGAATTCCATGCTGCACCGCCGTAGTTAATACAGCGTCACTAATGGTAGGTAGAACCTTGGTGGATTTGGATTCGGCTGCTGAACCAGCCTCATCAGATTCTCCACCTCCCGATTTGCGGCCTGCCTCTGTCTCTTCAGATACTCCCTCGCCATCCTCTCCTGCTGCTCCAGAATCTCCAGCGTCGCTATCGACCGCTTCTGTTCCTGCGTCATCGTCTGCTTCAGTAACAACTGTGTCATCATCGGATTCCGCAGATGCCTCAATATTCGCTTCCGCCTCTTCCTGAAGTTCTTTCACGAATTCTTCACTAAGTGGCATTTCTCTCTCCTATTAACAAAAGCAATTTCTATCGTGAAAACCACGCAATTGCAAACACCGGCGGCGCTGTTCTGTGGAAGTGTACACAGGATCACCAGCAGGAGTAACCTCGACGGTCTCACCATGCTGATGAAAGTAATCCCGTAATTCTTGAGCCTGTGAAGCATGAACGCCAGACGCGCAACACTCAAGCGGCTTAAACTTACTTACGGTAGGGCCAATCTCGCTAGCTGTTTTTACAGGTGCGTGGCCCTCCACTACTTGTCCGCTTTCCGAATCGTAGTGAAAAAATCGTGACATAGCATCCCTCTTCAATCTATGTATATTATATCATACTTTTGCTCAAATGTCAAGTGCTACTCACTCGATAGAAGTTGCTGCATAAGATCATTTGACTGACCTTGTTGTCCAACTCCTTGTGAGGCACCGCCTTCAGGCGATTTTGCAGCACCGATGTAGCGATTAGTGCTGCCTTGTTGTGTCGGAAGCGGATCATCGGGGAACGACACATACTGCTCGGCATTCCGCAGGTTAGATAACTCAGCAGCATCCTTGATGATACGCTCAACGTCAATATGTCCGCCAAGTTGGGAAATTGCATCCCCAAATGGTAGTACATAAGTCTGAATAAACATCCCAAGTTTCTGGAGCCGAAGCATGGGTGAGTCGTCCTGGAGTGAGTAGACATCAATGTCTATGTCATACAAGTCAAATGAACCTTGCTTAGAGTCTTGATTCCACTCAACATCAACCAACTCACCGGCAATGTCTTTCTTTAACTGACGAGTCTTAATAGGATTTGTCCATTCGTAATAGGCCAAAGCCTTGAAGATAGCCCGAACAAAATCAACCATCTGATCGGCCATATCACGAATCTGAGCACTAGCCGCCTCTGAAAGCAGCTTATCTTGCCCAATTGTTGCTGACATGGGTGCCAATCCACCTAGACTATCCAGATTGCCTGCATAGTAAGAGGTAAGCTCCTTAACCTGCAAATAAAATGCCAAAGACTTGGCATCGACTCCGCCTGCCTCCCATGCCTCCGGCTGCCGTACACCAGTGAGTTTAACGCCATCCCCGTGCTGTGCATTCTTGAAAGCGGACACAGCAGCGTCATCACCACCAGAGAACGTAAGTACCTTTTTGTAGGCGTCAGCAGAATGACCTAGCTTGCGGAAAACAACATTCTGAAGCTCATTCAAATCACGCCACGCCGCAATAGGCGGTAGTGAAAGCAAATTACCTGGAACAGAAGTAAAACCAACATGGATATAAGGCGACGGATATTCTTCATCAAATTCCGCTACATTAAAAATCTTCTTAGAGTTGATTCCATACGTAATTAACACTCGTTCTTTTGTGAGCCATACATCACGCAAATGAATGCGATTGCGATATACCTTAGCTGTGCTAGTCACCGTCACGGATGACGCCTGTTTCTCTCCACCAGGACCGACAACTTCATACTCATCCGGTTGTGCATCCTTCCGATCCTTGGCAGGAATCCATTCCTTGAAATCCTC